GTTGTAGTAAAACCTGGTATCTTGTTCCTATCTATACTTCTATATTTGTTTGTATGTTGAATGTCCTCATCCACAATTAGATGATTCTTTTCTTGATAAAACAGATTTTCATATCCTCTATCAATAATTGTTTGTAGTGTAGCCCACCCAATGTTGTTGTTTTCCACAACAAGTAGAGCATCGTTATACTTAGTTGCTAGTTCTATAAGAAAGTTTCCAAACTCGGTTGTTCCTAACTGACCTTTATATTCAGCAACTTGTTCCATCTCCTCTATATCAAAAACTTGAGCAGTTGAATAATCTGTTCCGTCTCCACGAGCTACATCAGCACATATTAAATAATTTTTATCATAGTTTGGATAATCCCATATCCATAGGTTTCTATCAAATCCACTTTTCTCATTTGGTTCACAACATTGATTTTCTTTATACCATTCTAATATAGCAGGATCAACAACAGAACGACCAGAACTTAAGAAGTCAGCATCACACTCTTGAGCTGCCTTACTTGGTCCTAATATTTTGTCTTGTTCCCTTCTCCAACTTTCGTCTCTTTCAGGATGGTCTGTCCAATGAAGTTTGATTGTATTGAACTTGTTTAGACCATCTGTTGCATCCATCCAAGTTTTGTGAAACCAATTACCCACACCGTTAGGTGTTGATATTCCAATACATTGACCACCAGTAGCAAGTGTCTGTTGAGCAGCAGTCCATATCACATCAATCTTATCAATGAAAGCAGCCTCGTCTAATATCAGTAGAGATAGAGCTTCTGAACGACCAGCTGACTCGTTAGAAGCAATAGCTTTTATCTGACTACCATTCTTAAAGATGAGTGATAGTTTATTGTTTTCAACAATAGCAGTTTTTAACCATTGTGGTAATCCTTCATACATAACACGAACTTTTGTTACCAAGTTCTTCGCTGTATCTTTTGATGTAGCGATACATAGAATGTTTTTATCAGCATGAAATAACATCATCCATAATGAGTAAGCAGCTGTTAGAGTAGATATACCTAACTGACGAGATTTTAATACAACATTATAATCATGTTTCTCGTATTCTGCTAACACATCATACTGATAAGGATAAAGTTTAAATTTTATCTTACCCCTCTGAGGATGTTGTATTACACAAAACTCGTTTATAAAGTATGAAGGATCCTTAGCACACTTTAGATAGTTTTGTTTTATTGCTTGTTTTAGATTACTCATTTTCTATGTTCATGGTTCGCAATAGCATTTGCTACAGTTTTATCAAATGCACCTTTACCACTATCCTGTAAATTCATTTCTGATTCATATTCAGCAAGAACAGCTTCCCATCTTTTCTTTTCTTGTTCTTGTACCCAATCTTCCCATTTACCTTCTTTTCTTAATTTCATTTCAAAGTCTATCTGACAATACTGACATTTTTGAAATCTGTCATAAGTTTCTTGGTCAATTGTTTTAAGAATTAATTTTTCACAACCTTTACATTTATCAAATCCTCTTGGTGGTACTTTTGTAATTTGTTTCCTTTTACCATCTTCTATCTTCCAACTACGACCACGAGCATCTGTCCACTCCTCACCTTCTTTTCTTTGATGTGTGGTCTTAGCCTCATATCCAGTTTGTATTGGTCGGTCATATATACCTTTAACCATCTTTTGAATTTTTTCTATATTACTCATTATATAACTCCTTACTTGCGTAATCACTTAACACATCGGGTAGAAAAGCGTGAATAAAAAGTGCTCCACTCAGTTTCATAGCTCTCCACCAATGTTCCCAATAACTTAATCCATTTTCGTCTAAATGTTTCATTAGAAAAACATCAAACCTGTTATTTGATTTATAGGAGCAAAAGCACCTGTAAACTTGTAAATAT